TGCTCTTTGAATTGGTCAATGGATGGCATGTGCCCCTAGCTCCCCGTGTTCACGATTTGAATCAGCGCGTCGTACACGTCGGTCCCCTGGGCCGTGACTGTGATTTGGTCGGATCCAAATCGCGCCTTGGAATACACCCCGCCGATTGCGCCGGTAATCTTGTAATCCGACAGCCCCAGTTGCGCTTCCACCTGCATCCCAAACAATTCCAGCGAACTGCCAGCGGCCATCTGTGCCCCGAATGTGACCGTCGTCGCCCCCGTCTGCCCAGGATTCGCTGTCAGATGTACTCTGCTCCATTGCGGGCCCGCTGCGACGTTCTTGGTGACATTCGCCACTGCCAGCGTCACCGCCGAACCCGATGCGCTCCGAACCCATACACTCAAGCAATATTGAAAGCTTCCGGGAATGTTGAGTGTCTGCGTCAGCTCGGCGTCCGTCTGCCCTGCATTTACCAGCGTGGTCGCCCGCGTGGTTCCGAACGGATCGGTGATCCCCGGAGTTAACTGAACCAGTGCGCCCTTCGTCCAAGCTCCCACGCTGAAGTTTTCGCTCTGGAGCAGAAGATTCCCCACGGGGTCCAAAAAAGTAAACGTTCCGGACATGCCTGAGACCTGTTGAAAGAGACTCTCGATCGCATTCCATTCCACCAGCGTCATTCCCGTCGCACGCAATTGCCAGCCCGCAATCGCCGCGCTCGGATCGGCGTACATAACCGTGTTCCCTCCCGCCAGCGTATTCACCACGCTTCGCTGGAGCGCCTGCTTTGTCACCGGATAGAAGGCCGCCGCGCCCGTAGTCAATTGAGGAAAGACTAACATCCTAGCTTCGGTTCTCCTTCACCGTTGTACTCGCCGTCCCTCGCGCCGGCCCCGCGTATTGCGAGGCCAGTCGATCGTCTCCGAAACTGCAATTGGCATACACGGTTCCATCCCAGGGATCGGGAAACGCAAACGTCCCCGCCTGCCCCCCTTGCGATGCAAAAAACGACTCCAGTTGCGTCAGCTCCGCCTCATCCAGCAAACTCAGTCGGATGGTCCATCGCCGCAGCGGAGCTCCATATTCTTGAAACCGCTGCTCGGTTCCGTCCAGGAACCGGAAAATCTTTGTCGAAAACCCGCGCGTCCGGCTCGATCCATACTGCGCCACCACCCCGCTTTTCAACACTGGAAATGTCGCCACATCACACCTCGCGAATCACGTCGTTCAACACCGTCGATTGGAGCATTGCCTGTCTCACCGCCATGGCGATATCCTGGCTGTGATCCAAAAACGACTGGCTGTCCATCGCCTGCACCTGCACCGTAATCTGCGGGGCCGGTGAACTCATCATCGCCCTCGGCGCTCCGTCCTGCGCCGTATCCACGCCGTAAGCGCCGCCCCCGCCTTCGCTGAAACCCGCATCTATATTTATGGGCAATGGCGCCATGTACCTCGGCAGCGCCGCCGCCGCGCTCGAATCGCTCCCGCCACCGAACAAGCCCGTGAGTCCCGAAATCAGCGGCGCCAGGCCGATCCCGCCACCCAACACTCCCCCCAGCGTGCTGCCGATTGTTCCAAGGATCGAACCGCCCGGTGCGCCCCCGCCGCTTCCGTCACTCGCTGGCTGCATCATCGCCGCGATCGTCTGCTGCATCAGGGCGTCGTTGATTGCTTTCTGTTGTTGCAGTTGATCCGTGATACTGTTCATCTGCGTGTCGAGCGAATCTCCACTACTAAGCCCGCTAGCTTTCAACAAACTCGCCAAACTGTCAGAATTCCTATTGGTCGCCATTCCTCGCCTCTCGCCACTCTTTCTCCAGCGTCAACATCACGTCCGCCTCTTTCGCGCGTAGCGCCGCCAGTTCGCCACCGCCCCAGCTCTTCCACGTGTAGAACCGTTCCACCCATCCGACGCTTTCCGGCGTTACGAACGACCGCGGACACTCCTCGCTCGACGCCCGCCCCCGCGCCCACACAACTCTTTGCGCTCCGCGCTGCTCCTCCGGAATCCATCCGCACCGCCGCGTCCCCTCCAATCCTTGCCGTCTGCATGGCTCGCACTTCCACCCGGCTTGATTCCCACTCAGAAAATGGAATGCGACTGTTAGTTTTTTCTTTCGATCTCGCTCAAGCCGCACTCCGATTTCACGCGGCTCAGAATCTCCGTCGCCAATTTCAACGGACCCTTATCCACCACCGCTTGTGGAGTCGCCGGCTCTCCGTCGATCGTCAACCCCTCCACCGCCAGCAGTCCCCACTCCAGATAAGCCCGATCCACCTCCGCCCCCACTACTGCGGCCTCCACTTTCTCGCGCGCGTCCGTCCCCGCTGCCAGAAACTCGGCCTTACGCCCGATCTCGCGAATCCGCCGCGCCAGATCCAACCTTCTCCCAAACGTCAGACGAGCAATCGCATATCTCACGCCCACCGCTGACTCGGCATCGAACCACTCCACGCTGTCGTAAGAGTGTTCCGCCTCGCACCTAAGCGAATGCGATGTAGAGCTCATCATTCACGGCCCCCTGTGCGCGGCTGTTCTGAAACTTCCACTGCAGCCGCGTCTCCGAATCGTCGAATTGTGGAACCTCCGGTACCATTGCCGGCATGTACGCTCCGAACAACTGCCCGCTCTGCTGTCCCAGTTGCAGCATCACCCCAACGGGCGAGCGCTGCCGTGCCGCCTGATATAACCCCAGCGTCTCCGCGTCCACCATTTCAAACACGCTGAAGTTCAGATTCACCTGCCGTTCCCCCGCCGCGATGCACCGCGCAAAGTCGCTGCCGAACTCCCGCGCCCGCAGTTGGATGGCATTACTCAAACTCAACTCTGCGCCCGTCAAGGTAAAGAGCTGTGCCGGCGTCGCCCCCATCCATACCTGCCCCAGATGTCCCGGCACCACCGTGTAATCGAATCCCGCATTCACCGGTTCCGCCGGGAATTGCGTCAACCCTCCCTGTCCGCTGGTGAAACTGGCGCTGTCCACAAGATCTTGCGACGGCCCCGCGAAAACAAGCTCCTGAAAGTCGCCATTCACCTTGACCTTCATCGAATCCACAGCCGCTCCGTTCAGGATCCTTTGCACCGCACCCGCCGGATCCCAGTAGTCGAAAATGCTCACGCTTCCCAGATCGCTCCCCAATGGATACGTTACCGTCGGGCCGAGTCCCGTCCCCGCCGCGATCCCACCGGTAAAAGGCGCGATCAGAAACACCGTGGTCGAGTCTTGAATTCCCGCGACGAATCGGATCTCATTCGCGTTCGCTACCGCCTGACCCACGCTCAACCCATGCGCCGCCGAGAACGTGATCTGCGTAGTCGCGCTGGTCGTCGCCACCATTCCACCGGCAAAAGCCAGGGGCGTCCCACCCATCGCCGCCTGAAACAGCGGTCCATGACCCGGCCCGGCCTGCCCGCTCACCCAGTCCGTCATGAAGGTATTGAGCTGAAAGCCGGTCCGCGTTCTGATGTGGTTCGGCAACCCCACGAAGGTCCTGCTCCCAGATTTGTCCCTGCGCGAGTTTTGCTCCAGCACCTGTTTCGCCGCCAGCTTCACCCCCGGAATCCGGTTCTGCCCCGTGATCCCTGGCACACGGCCGTAAGCGGATTCGAGCGCCACATAAAAGCGGTTATTGTTTGACGATACGTAACACGACATTGAATCTCAGCCCCTTCAGCTCGACAAATCCACTTCGAAGATCACTTTGGCCACTTGCAACATATTTCTTCCTCCGTGCTGCACCGGATCGAACTTCACTTCGTAGCCCCCGGCAAAAAACATTCCCTGTCCCCAGTCCCCACGGTTCGCATCCAGCACCTGCGTAATTGCGTCCACGTAAAGCCGTACTTTCTCTTCCAGGCCCTCAATCCGGTCCTGCGACGCCCTGATCTCAGCCACCGTCCGCACTTTGCCGGAAAAGTTGCGGAACTTCTCGATCAGCAGATTCTGCACCCGGTCCGCGTATACCAGGACCGCCGGGTACTGCACCGCCGAGCTTTTCTCCATAAGAGCCACCGGCACATTCTGCGCGACTACACTCTCCGCCGCGATCGCCGCCACCTCCAGTCCCGCATTCAGAGCGATCGCCGCCACCATCGGCGCCAGCCCCGCAACCGGATCCGTGAACATCGCTACTACTTTCCCCGCCGCAATACTCGCAGCCTGCGCCATGGCTTTACCCTCGCCTCAAGATCCGCCCGCCCGTCACGTACATGTCCGCCGCCTGCCCATCCCCCGGACTCGCCCCGCCCACCAATCCCAACCCCGGCAGCGTAAAGGCCGTGCCGATTCCCAGCGGCGCGCTATTCTGCAGCATCACCGTCGAGGCGGTAAGTCCCAGATACACGTTCCATCCGGCGGCCACCGCGGGAGGATTCACCGCCGCCACCGTCAATAAGCTGTTGTCGGTCGTCTGGAAGTTTGTTGCCAAACTGGCGCTTCCCTCCTGACCCTCCGCCGATACCCAACTTACGTGCGAATAGTAAATCGATCCCGCCATCGTTCCAGCGGCCGTACCGAACTCCGGCTTCTCCGCCCTGGGCACCGGCGTCGTCACTAGTCCGATACCAAAGTCGTAAGTGCGCTCTCTAGCCCCGCGCGCCAGCTCCCGATATTCTTGCCACTTGTTCTGATACCGATCGTTCAGTTGGTTGTTGTAAGCGTCCCGGTAAACTACCGCCAGCGTATGCAATGCCTGCCACCGCTTCATCGGCGGACTCACCACCACATCCGACACGCCCAACCGCCGTCGATCCGCCCCTACCGGAAGCTGCGTCAGCGAATACTGAGTCCCCGCGTGACCCAGCAGCACATCCAGCACGTCTTGCGAAATCTCTTCCGTAGCCAGACACAGCTTCGCGTTCAGATCGATCCTCTCCCCGGTCGCCACGTCCAGGATCGCCGTCTCATACACGCGCAGCGCTTCCGTGTCGTTCGGATTTCCATCTGTCAGCAGAGCCATATCCCAGCCGTTTCCTTTCCTTACAAATACAATTGGGGCGAGCTCTGTCAGCCCGCCCCCCTACCCCGCGCGACGTCTGGCCGCGCTAGCTATTCACCTGCACCGCGAAGTTATTGCGTAGCACGCCAACCCCGTACAGCACATCTACAGTGAACTGCTGCGCCAGCGTATTCGGCTGGTAGCTCATGGTGACCCGCATACCGAAATTGCCCAGTTCGGCATACTCCGCAATCGCCCCCGTTCCCGGCAGCGGCTGCGGCAGCCGGCGCACCACCAAGCCGATCGCGTTCTTTGAAAACGCCAGATTATGCGTCGTTACCGGACTGCTCCCGGTCTTGACTACGAGCTGTGAGCGGAAGATGTAAAAGTCCTTCATCTTGCCCACCGCGCCATCCACGATCACGCGTAGTCCTGCCTCGCCCACCGAGTTGTACTCGCTGAAACGCGGGATCTGCCGCAGCGCCGAATATGCGTTGGCATCCACCACCAGATACTTCGGCGCGCTCGCCGGAACCTTGGTGCTGAATAGGGCCGTTTCCGCCGAGTCCACCACCGCTTCCGTCAGCGCGGTTCCCGCCGTTCCCACGGCAGTGTTGGTGGTGAACTGCGGATACAACGACAATATGTCGGATTCGATCCGCTCCGCCAAAGCCACCACCGCCGGCTGCATATATAGCTTCAGCAGATCCGGAACGGCAAGGATCTTAGTCACGTCCGGTACCTGGAATGTGGCCTCCGCGTGGGTGTTCAGCACGATCTGCGCATTGCCCAAGCTCGGGTTCTGCGTCTGCACCGTGCCCCCCTCTGCGATATTGTTCGCCACTAGCGTCGGCGGAATCGGAACGTTGATCGTATCCCCCGCCTGCGCCAGCGCCGGCTCATAGTCGCGATTGACCAGGTTCCCCATTACCAGGTTCCCCATCAATGCCGGCAGGGCGTCCGCCGCCACCAGCTTTACAATCGCGCTTGCTACATTTGCCGAAGTAATTGTTGCCATCTGTCTCTCTCCTCTACCACCCGCGCAGCGTCAGCGACGCTACTCTGGCGATCTCTTGCCGTACTCTGTTCAACTCTTCCGTACTCATACCCGGCCGGATTGTTTCCAGCTCCACCTGCGTCTCTCCTGGTGTGCTTCTCTGCCCCCCGCCCGCGCCCGACCCGCCCGCCAGCCTCGCCGGCAGCAGTTCCGGATTCTCCTTCACGAACTGTTCCACATGCTCCCGCATCCCCTCGCCGCCCTCGGCGATCAACCTTCCATCCTCGCTGCGATGGATCTCATCCTTGATAGCCTTGTAAGCCAAGTCCAGTTTGGCCACGCCCTGTCTCTGCAATTCCGCTTTGATCGCCGCGCTCCGCTCTGCCTCTTCTGCCTTCGCCCGCGCCTTTTCTGTCTCGGCGATCAATTCACTCACGCGCTGCTCCAACCCCTCGCGCTTCTTGCGCTCCTCCTCCAGCTCGGTTTTCTGTGGCATGAATTGCTGCACCACCGCCTGCACGATCTCTCGAATGTCATCCATTGGATTCAATCTCCGCTACGATCCGGTCCTTTACATCCTGCCGCGCGTCCGCCAGATATTTCAGCGCCAATTTCTTCTGCACTTCCTTTTTCAAAGTGGCCGACTCCCCTCCGAGCGCCAGCAGCTTCTGAGCATCGTCTACTTCGATCGCGAAGTCGGTGATGTCGAACTCATCAAGCCCGCTCACCCCAATCGCCAGTCCGTCCTCGCGCGCCGCATCAATCGCCTTCAGCACCCGCCGTACTTGATCCTTCACCGCGTCTCCATACGCTCGGAGCACTTCTTGCGTGATCGAAGAATCCAACTGTTTGCTAACCCCGGACTGTCGCCCTCCCTGACCGAGCGGCCCCCCCGCCTGCGGCATGTAACATACCCGGTAAATTTCCTCTTGCAAGTTGGTCAGATTGTCGGCCGCGATCTGATAAACCTTCCCCTCCGGTTCAGTCCACCCGAAGCGATCTTCCGGACCCAGTTGAATGTAGTAGCTCTCGCCCACCATCTGGCTCCATTCGCGATCCGAGTAGACTACTGGCATCGCAAACAGCCCCATAGTCAGCGCCCAAGACAGCGCATTCGATTTATTGAAGTGCTCCAATTGCAGGGACCCGGCGCGATTCAGCATCCACAACCCCTCCGGAATCCTAAGTCCAAATAAGGGCACTCGTTCCTGTTTCGCCAGTCCGTGCAACCCTTCGTCGATCAATTCCACCGCGCCCGCGCCGGCGTCGGTTGCTATCTGTCGGTACAGCCGAAAACTTTGCTTGTCGTAATACGCCCACCGCTTTTCCCGCCGCCACTCGACATCTTCCACGCGATCCTGTTTGATCAGTTCGGTTCGCAGCACCACCCACTCGTAGCTGCCCTGATCGTCCAGACTCCAATTGATGAGGTCCTCAGCCGCGTAATCCACCAGGTACGCCCGCGACGCTCCCAGCTCGTCTTCCGCCGCGCGATTTCCCGGCTTCTGGCCCATCCGCGGAAAGTCCACCAGCACATAGCTCTGGCCCGCCACCATCGATTGCACCAGTTGCTTGCGCAGGAAATCCGCGAGCGCCGTCCCCTTCCGGTCCACATCGTCCACGAACTCGCCGAAAAACGCCTGCCCCCGCTCATTGGTCCCCTCAAAGGTCAGTACCGGCTCCCGGCGGAATAGCGTCGCCGCATACCAGTCCACAATCGAACCGATGTAGTTTTCGTAAAACACTCGCGTCAGCCGCTCCCGGTACACATCCCCCGGTTCCTTCTGCCGTGGAATCAGATGACGTTGCGCGTTTAATTTGAACTGCTGGCCACCCGCGTAGAGGTCGCGATAACAGCGCCACACTTCTTTACGCGCACTATACTGCGGATGCTCCCGATCGATATCCAACACGTGATCCTCTTTCCCGTCCTGCCTATACCAGCCGCCGCCCCTGCTCGCCCGCCTTCACACCGCCCCGGCATTCCTGCCAGGCCAGATATCCCAGCGCGTCCGATAGATGCGTCCTCTTGGCGTCTCGATCTTTATCGATCACCTGACTGTTCTCCTTGTAAGTCACCTGCTCAAAGTCCTTGATCAGCTCCTTACATCGCGGATGAACTACCAGTCTCCGCTCCCCTGCCGCCGACTCCAGCTTCGAATTCATCAGCGTCACGCGGTCCCGTACCGCTGGATTCGCCTTCGGTATCTTGAACCGCACCTCTCCGTACGGCCGATCCCGCAAAAATTCTTTGAGAATCTCCACATCCGTAGTCCCCGAAGTCTGCCGCCGCGCCCCACTAGCGTCCGCATAAATAACCAGCCCCGCCGCGTGCTCCGCGAACCGGTTCCCAAACTCCGAGCAGGCATCGTAAGTGCTGGCCCGGTTCAGCACGATCTCGTCCAACACTTTCACCTCTTCTCCATCTACCTGCGCCACCACCGAAGACATCGGGTCCACATTGAAATCCAGCGCCCACAACAGCGGACGCCCCGCCGTAATCTCCACTTCCGCCACATTCGCAGTCCTGCTGAACGCGAAATACACCCGCCCGGCCGTCAGTTCCAGGTACCGTCCCAGAACCTCCTGCTCGTAAAACCGCCCGTCGTAGCTGTGCTTCAGCCGCTCGTAATAGTCCGGAATCTTCTCCAACAGAAACCGGTTCTCAAACGGCTGCGCCTCCACCGTCTGGTACCCTTCCACGCGCTTCTCGACGAAGCGCTCGTACACCCAGTCGTACCCCT